GCAATTCTTGCATCCATCCACTGTTCTAATTCAGCTGTTTCACCTTTGTATTTTCTCTTATACTGTGTGGCAAGTTTGCCTTTGCCAATTTCTTGTCCTTTGATGTCTTTGTATGCTTTGATGTCTTCTGGTGATTTTCTCACTTCATCTTTGTAAGCATCATCTGATTTGATGCGTTTCATGTCTGTGAGATACTTGTTGGCCAACTTGATGGCAGTGCCTCTCAGTGCTTTCATTTCTGGATTTGGTTTTGAAAACAGTTCACCGCTCATGCTCAACTGCTGTTCCATGTCTGATGCAAAGTTTGACACAGCATCGTCTTCAGGATTGGCAGAAAGGAATCTGCCTGCAATGTCTCTCATGATGGTGCCCAACTTGGCATTGGTGTCTTTTTGTTGTGCTCTTAAATTGTTTTGGAATTCATCATATGAATCATCTTTTTTAAGAATTAATTTTGATTCTGGTGAGTTTACAAATTGATCAACATATGACTTGTATCTTGCCGCAGATGATGCCTGCTTCATGATGTCTCGTCTGTCGATGGTGTCCACATCGTCATCGCCTTTGAGTTCTGCTATGGGTAAAATTTTAAATGCATCAACCAAGTCTTCATCAAATGTTTCTTTGGTGAATGCTTTGACCAAAGCATCAACAGTGTCTTGTGTGTTTTCTTCATTCACAGCAGTCAATGATTCTACTGCTGATTCATATGTGGCTTGTTTTTGAATTTGGCTTAGTAATTTTTTGTTGTCATGAATTTTAATGTGTGCCGCATCAACATACTGTTCAGTCGACTCATCAACCATCTTGTTGCGGTTTGCATACTGTGTGAACTTTCTCATCTTGGCAATTTCTTCCACTGTGTTGACAATGGCTTCGCCTATGGCATCATATGGATTGCCACCTTTGGCCACATGCATCTGCATGGCTCTTGCACCGTGTAGGTAGTTGTATGGAAATCTAAATCTTTCGCCTTGATTGTTTTCAATGAATATTGCTGATATGTTGCGTGATCTTGAACCTGGAACGGACTCGTCCACTGCTTTGGTGTGTCTAATGACCATCTTGGTTTTGTCTAATGGTCTGTAGGATGTCTTTGATGTGCCGTGCATTTTACTTTCCTGTACTGTATTTACTTGAGATAGGAACTCAAAATCGCCCTGTTCGAGATCCAATTTTTCAACGTCTTGGGGTTTAAAACCCAAGTTATGACTCACAGCAAACTCTTTCATTGCACGAGCAAATTCATACCACTCCTGCTGTTGTTCAGATTCCACTGCATCTGTTAGATTTTTGTTGTAGATCAATCTTAGATTTTCCTCATCAATGCTCATGGACACTGCGTTGTTGTTCCATGAGAACTTGAAAAACCTTGCTGACTGTGGATCTGTAGTGGCTTGTGCTTGATCGTCACCTAATGTTAGGTTAGAATATCTTGATTTTAACTCATCAAACAAGTCCTGTGCAACTAAATTAAGATCCATCTGTGTATTTATTTGTGTGATGCAGTTGTGTTTTACCATACTGACGCACTTGCTGTTTGATTTTTTGCGCCTGCCTCTGCCAAAAATTAGGTTCTAATTGTTGTATCTGTTTAAGTCTCTGCTGGTTGTGATAGCACACATCGTGCAAGTCTTGTTGTGTGACAGGGGAATTCAACACAAAGTCACGGAAAGCATCACAGCATTTTGTAATACGCTTGTGTTCATCAGGCTCTGCATCATATGATTCGTCAATCCATGGTGCAAATGTTTTGAAGCCTAATTTACGCAGTGTGCGTAAAAAGTTCACACTGCCAACCACAACAAATGGAATGCCTGCTCGGATGGGTTTGACAGTTTTCTCAGTCACAAAGAAAAAGTCTGTCACAGTTTCTGCAACCAATTCTATTCTACTTCTATAATATGGTGCAATCAAATCACCGTCTGTGTGAAATCTTGGGTGTTTGACTGTGAGCCATTGAGGAAAATTTTTGTAATAGTTGTGTTCTGGAATTACTTCTCTGAACATGTAAGGTATCAGTTGGTGGTCTTGAGTTTGATCATACACAAAGTCATTGGGCATGTCAAACAAATCCATGTTGCGTGCCATGTAAGATGATACTGTATCTCTGTGCGGTCTTGATTTGCTCATCAAACAAGTCCAATGAGTGCCTTGTGTTCTATCTGTGATACAGTCTTTTTCATTCCAGAAAAAATGACTCCATGGTGTGCTGATGTGGTTGGGCCAGTCAGCAATGCCATCGCCTATCATCACCAACTTGTTGTTTGTGTGATACTGTTGATTGTAGTAATCGATCATACCTCCAATACGTCTATTGTGTGTGGTATCAGAATACTGACTGACAATAAACAGTGTTGATTTTATTTTTGCTTCATTGTGTCTGATGTAACTGTGTATTTGTTTCCATGTAGAGATTACAACATCAAACACATCGTCACACACACCAAAATTTTCTACGTGAGTTATTTTTAATTGATCTTTGAGTAAATTGTAGTTGAAGTTGTCACAACCGATTTTCATTAAGATGAAATCAGTATAGGCATTGGCATGGTGATTTCAGACTCTGAGTCACGCAGTCTTTCAAACACCTTTTGATCCCATGATGCAATGGTTGTGGCCATACGCAGTATCAACAGTGTGGACATCACAAGGTCATCATGTTCGCCTGGTTTGGCCGCAAATGAAGTGCCAGCTGCCACAAAGTTTTTGAGTTCTGATATTAAATTTTTTGAACGGATGTCAATCTTGTCTGACTCAACCATCTGTTTGAGTTTGGCACAAGCAGCTATCTTGGCATTGTGGGTGGTGTTGTAACCTTTTCTAAATCTACGCACATGACCTTTTCTAATGGTTTCTGACAGCAGTTGTCCTGGCATGTTTTCTTCTCCAATGTCTGCAATAGCAACTAATCCTGCTTCACCGATGGTGTTGTTTTCGATGGAGTAGTATATTTCTGCTGTTTCGCCTATGCGTTCACGTATCTGATCCAGTATGGAACGCAGTATTCTGATCTGTCCTTGAATGGGTGTGGCATTGTGTTGCCATTCTGCAACCTGTTTCATGTCAGGCATTTCAAACACTTGGATAGCGGCATTGTCTCCGCCTGTACCCAATGATGGATCCAGTGCCACAAGATATGCACGACCTTTTGTGGGGTGATCATACCAACGCACATGTCCGTGTCTTTCTTTGGGGTCAACACCTTCCATGTCTGCCAGTTTGATTGGAGCAATCAGTGTTTCGTCATAGATGATGAATTCACAGTCGTGTTCACGTCTAAATCTTTCTTCACCAATTCTTGCTCTCTCTTCTTTGGCCCATTCTTCTGTGCGTTCTGGATGTTCTCGCCATGATGCTTTGTAGGCAGCGAAACCGTTTTTGCCCACAGGCTGTTCATTGCCATATTCATCCAATCGTTTGTTGGCTTCTTTCCATATCAGAGCAAACTGATCTTCGTCAGAGTTGGGTGTGGATGTGATGATGCACTTACCACCAGTGGCCAGTGTGGGCGCCAGTGATGTCCAAAACTCTGATGCTTTGGAGGGCGGATTCACAAATGCAAACTCATCACAGTATATTACAGAAAGTGACATACCTCTACCTGTGTTTTCTGTTGTGGTGGTTGCTTTGATTCTTGATCCATTGTCAAACTCTAATGTGTTCCTGTTGTATGAATAAGCACCTGCTCTGATGAAGTCAGGTAAATTTTCATACACAAATCTCACTCTGTTCATGATGTCTTGTGCACCAGTGAACTTGTGAGCGGCAATTAAGATTTGCGAGTCTGGCACAAACATTGCATACCACACAAGGTATGCGGCGGCACATGTGGTCTTGCCTGTCTGTCTGGGCAACATGGCAATGGCAAATCTATTGTCATGATAGGTTGCAACCAATCCTTCTTGATAAGGATACATTTCAAACTTCATGGATCCTTTGGTAGGATGCTGAATCATGCAGTAGTTTTTGCAAAAGTATAATGGTCCTGTCTTCGGATCCATACACTTGTTGAGTTCAAGAATGTGGTCTTCTGTAAACTTGCTCTTTTGATGTGCTCGTTTGGTAAGATTGCCTTGTAAGCTCTGTGCCATACTAATATTTAAAGGATTTTACTTCTTGGAAGTTGGAACTGGTGTTGCAGTTTCTTCTGCACCCATTTCAACTGTTTTGCCTTCGCCTTGATGAGTTTCTTCTTGTTTGCGTTGCTTCATCAATTCTTTGAATAGGCTCATGTTGTATTCATCGCCATACAGTGGTTCGCCAGTTGCTGTGTCATCTTTGTATTCTGCATCTTGTAGTTTTGGTTCATATTCTTGATCATCATCCATGGTCAATTCTGTTTGATCTTCTGGATGTTTCACTCTCAAATGATCTGGTGCAATGCCAAATGTTGCTGTGAGCACTTCTTCTAACTGTTGAAATGAAATTGGATATTCTGCTTCTGCATCAAATATTGTGACTTCCATGTTTTTGAGTCTTGGAAATTCATGTGGATGTTCTTGAATTGGTGTTGATGCAACCTTTTTGAAATTTACAGTCTCATACTTGGTCATGTGATCTTTGAGTGATTTTTCAAAACCTTCAGGCAATTCGCCTGCCACTTTGATACGCACACTGTATGTTTTTTGTGCTTCTGTGAGGTATTCTCTGAATGTTTTCATGTGTTGTTATTTATCCTTGTCTGCGTTTGCAAGTATTTGTTTTATCAGTTCGTTGCGATCAGCAACCACAGTGCCTGTGCCTGTCACAGCCTCTTCTTCTGGTGCATTTTGGTCTAATTTCATCTTTTTCAACTGCAATTCAATCATTTTTAACTTTTTATCAACTTTTAAATTCTTGGCATTTATGGCATTGCCCATCATAGATGATGCAACTTCCATGATTCTGCCTGCCAAACGAGGTTCAATGTTCATGCCCAAATCCATGAGATCTTTGTAGGCTTGGAATGACTCTTGTGCGTAGGTGTCAATTTCTGAATCTTCTGCCAATCCATCCACCTGTGGCAGTGCGGCATCAATTTTATCCAAACCAAGTTTCTGTTGAATCAGTTCATTGGCTTCACGATCGTTTTTTGAATCCTGTTCTTGTTCCAGAGTTTCACGCATGGATTCTGTGGTGTCTTTAGTTTCAAGATCAAAAATTTCTTCCAGTTTTTTTGTCATCGCAACTATTTAAAGATATCGGACTCTGTCAACACCCTAAAGCGAATGCCTTTGTGTTTGGCCCATTTGTTGGCAGCTTCCCATTTGGCTCTGTTGACCACCAGTGCCGCTTGATTTTGTGCATTCTTGCCCACAGATTCAAACTTGGCTTGATTGTTGGGTTTGACTTCAATCAATTCAGCCACTCTCTGTTTCTTTTTGTTGTTGTACACAATAAAAAAGTCTGGCACATATATTGTGTTTTTGCCTGTGAGTGGATTGCGATAGGGAATTTGGATTGATTCAGATGCCCATTGAGTGACAGAAGGATTGTTGTCGCAGAATCTCATGAATGCCCATTCCCATGAAGAACGATATCTTGGTGTGCGTTTGCCCACATACTTGTCAGGATTTGTTGGCTGGTAAAGTCCTTGACTCCAACGGCTCATGCTATGCCTTTATGTTTCTGCTGATGTGATCCTGTGTGGTTCTTGGATTTTTGTAACCCAACACAGAAGTTTTGTATCTGTTGGTGTTGAGAATTTCAGTGACCAATTGACTCAAGGCCACAGGTGACACAGTGCCCAGTGTATCCAACACTTGAAACACAGGCACATTGTCAATGCGAGCTTGACGCAGTATCACATAAGCAATTGATTGTGCTGATGCACGAGTGTAATCTTTGCCTTCAAAGAATCCAACCACAGCATCATACTCTGATGCATTGAATTCAATTCTGTCTTGAGTGAGTCCTGCAAGAAACTGCACCACTTCTTCTGAACCTTGTGGTTTTTTGATTTCAAGATTGGTAAACTTGGTGGTGTTGTCAGTTGGTCCTGTTGCCATTACTGTGTCTCCAATACTTTATTATATGTGTTCTTGTCCACAGCATATTCAATGATGCCTTGTTGTGAAAGTGTTTGTGCTGTCACAGCTGCACCATCAAGATATGTTTGTTGCTGTGTGGCTGTCAGTTTTGCCCATTCTGTATCCACTGCGTTGATGTCTAACTTTTTGTCATTTTTGAATGTGATGAACTTTGCCACCTTGAGTTTGGCATTGGCATCAATGGTGATGTAATTTTTTGTTTGCTGTGGTGACAGCACAAATTCGTTGTTTTGTACAGCAAACTTTTTGGGTTTTGAATTGTTTGCTGTGATGGTCTTGCTGTCTGATTTAATTGTCACTGAAGATGATTTTTTTCTTAAATTTTGTGGAAAAGATAATCCAGGTTTTGATGTTGCACCCAAGTTGTTGGTGCCACCTTTCACAGCATCTTTGACAATGCCAATGATTTCTTCTTTGGCTCCTCGTGTTGCAGAACCTGATTTGATTTTTTCATATGTCTGTGCACCTGACAGTATAGCACCCAACACATTGCCTGACTGTAGGAGACTAACTGTAGATGTTGCACCTGACAGTAGACCAAATACGGAATCTCCACCGCCTCGGTTAGGCGAAGGTGATTTGTCATAGTGGAATGTGGCAAAGCCTTGCGGATCAGTGCCCACAGCACCATTCTCCATCAACACACCGGAGTAAGAAATTGAAAATGTGTGCGAATTAACTCCTGTGCCAGCATCTTGTGCCATGGAACCATTTGACCAATCATTGATGATTGGATTCATCATCTTGTATTCTGTGAAACGTTTTCTTGCCAATTGGAATATTGAAATGGATTTGAAAAATGTGTTGTGTTTGGCAACATCTCTACCCCATCGCAGTGCAAACTGCTGTCCATATGATTGATTGGCATAGGTCACATCTTGTCTGTTGGTGTCCACAATGTAGTGTTGATAGTAGGACTTCCAAAATGCTGTGGCCACATCGCCCATGTCATCATGCAATTCAATAGTAACTGGTTGATATGTGATGCCAGTTTGAATGTAGTTCTTAAAATTGTATTGATTTTTTTGTTCCACATTGAAAGAATACTGTGGTAGATCACATCGCTTGACAATCATGCCCAGTTCTATTTTTTCTGTGGATGACAGTGATGATCCCACTGCTTCTGGATTGATTTCAAACACAGTGTGATAAAGAAATTGGTTTTTCGGTGACAATCTAAATAGATCGTCTGTGTATAGTCGAGCGGCGTGTTGATAGTCTTTGAGATGGTCCCCACCTAAAAGTTGTGATAGAAAATTAGAACGCCAGTTTGCCATTTGTAATATTTATGGCATCAAAAAACAGGTGTATTAAAATTAAATACCGCCGCCTGTAGCTGCTGTTGACACTGTTCTTGCCACTGCTGAACCTATGCCTGTGCCTCTTGGTGTTTGGATCGCATTGTCATATCTAATTGACATTGTGATCTGAACAGGGTCAGAAGTTGCATAAGCCAGTGTGCCATACTGAACGTTGTCGAGATAAGCACCATACAGTTCAAATGTGTCCAATGTGTTTGGTGTGTTTGCACCATTGCCACCATCAAGAATTTCAATTCTTGCTGTGAACTTGTAGTCTGAACCGGATGCCGCAGATGACTGCTCGAAGAAATCAAACTGTTTCTGTAACTGTTCGCCAGTTAGTTTTGAAACTTCGTTGTTGACATCATCTCTTACATTGAGTGTGATAGGATCCCATGTGTGTTTGCCTGCCATGTACACTCTTGAGTTGTATGCTTCAAGTGTGATTTGATCAAATGTAATGTTTGGTCTTGTCACATCAACAACCTGTTTGGTTAGTTCTGATCTAGGAGTTGAAATACCAAAGTTTTCAAGTATCACTCTAAAGCGATACTGTAGTTTTGGCATCAGCAAGCCTTGTGATGCTGATGATTGATCACTCGCTAGTGGTACTGTAAATTTTGATAGTGTTGATACTGCCATTTTGTTTTATCTCCTAGTATGAATATTTACTATTCAATTTCTCCTTTTTGCGTTTGCACCTTTAAAGGTTATACACCCGAAGTTGCAATTTCTCCTGTGTTCTTAAGTCTTACTGGTATGTAGATGAACTCAACTGCTTTGACTGGTTCAATTGCGATATCGACATACAATTCGTTTCTGTCAATTCTTGCTGGTGTGTTGTTTGTTTCATCACACACAACAGCAAAGTCGTTTAGAGCTCTCTGTGCTGTAAGTTCAAGCATGAATGACTCAATTGACTGTTTGATTTCGTTTCTTGTGAGTGCATCATTTGGTTCAAAGATAAATGGTCTTGCAATTTTGTCTAACTGTAATCTTACAAATGCAGTAAGTCTTGCAACATTTACTCTGTCAAGTGCTGATGCTGTGAGTTGTCTTGTCTTTTGGCCAAAACACACAAGGCCTGCACCTGTCACAAATGATATGGGATTAACATTCACAGAATACAATGAATCTCTCAAACCTTCTGCAACTGCTGTGGTTTCAAATTCACCTTCTGAGTTGATGTAACCCACTGATGATGCATTGTCGACCACACCGCGTCTTACACCTGCTGGTGCAAACCATGGAAACGCCACTTGATCATTAAACGCAATTGTTCTCAACATCATGTGTGATGCTGGCACTGCCACTGATTCGCCTGCTAGGTCTGTTGTAAATCCTGATGGATAATACACACCTGTGAATGAGTTGGATGATACAAGACCATCTTCACCGTTGTCAGCTGCGCCTGCTGTGTTGTTTGCCCAGTTTGTCACTTCAGTTGATGTTGGTGCTAATCTAAATGGAGCATCACCAACCACAAATGCAGTTTCTTTTCTGTCTGCATTGAGTGTTTCAAGATTTGAAATCAATTCTGGGTAACCTGGAGCTGCAAGTAGATTGAATTCTCTCTGCTCTTCTCTAAGTTCTGTGGTTGATTCGATAGTAGACTTCATTGCTTCAACAACAATGTTTCTCTGTGCTTTTCTGCCCATGTATGGTGAACCGTCTGCTTTTAAGCCTGACACAGTTACCCATGCATCTGATTCTGTTGGCAGTGTTGGATATGTCACTGTGCTTGGGAAGTTGGTTCTTGTGAACCATTTCTTTCTAAACTCAGACACATTGTATCCTGATCTTCTTAGATTAAATCCAAGCATACCTTTTGGATACAGTAATGGATCTGGCTTGTCTGGGTCAAGGTAAGTTGATGTCAACAAGTCTGTGATTAATGTTTCTTCTGATACAACATCCTTTGTACCATTGTCATGATATCTAAAGTCAGCAAACAGTATACCATCTTGTGATGTTTGGTCTGTGTTGTCTATTTGTACCCATTCTTGCCCTGATGTTTGTGAAGAATCGTATCTGTATAAATCTGGATATGCTTCAAGATCTGATGTGTTCAACCAAATATCACCGTCAACCAATGCTGTACCATCTGTTTGTGTGGTAGGCTCAGTTGCTGAAATGATTGGACCATTTGGATCTGTGTTGCCCAGATTAAATCCTCTTGCATCTGAAGCTACATTTTGATATCCAGTCCATGTTGTACCATTGTGGATAAGAATGTCAACTTCGCCAACAGTTGTGTTGTACCACTTCTGTCTGTCTGCTGGATCTTTGGTTGGTTCATTCACACTTTGAATTGCTGTGAATGTTGTGCCTGTGTCTGGTGTGTTTTCAACAGGTCCCCAGTTTGATGCCAAGAATGCAAATGTTCTGTTTGCTTCTGTTTGATCTGCTGTGGATGAAAAGTCATCTTTGTCGCCTGCTGGTGCAACATACAAGTTTGCAATTTTTTCTTGTGAAAGATCTGAATTACCGCCATATGTGTTTGCATATGTGGCATTGAAACCTAAGTCACTCATTGCTGTACCTGAAGTATCAGAGAAGTAAATGTTGCCACCTAGTGCGTGTGTGATTGTGATTCTTTTTGTTGTTGCATCATAAGCCGCTGAGATGTGTGTGAATCCTGCAGCTGCAATTGCTGTGACAAAATCATCTGCATCAGTGCCACCTAGTGTTACTGTTTTTGTTTCGAGATAGTTTGCGGCAGTTGTTGCTGTGCCACTTGAAATGCCAGTTTCTGCCATTCTGATTGTGTCACCTGAACCCACTGCGTTAGCTTTGTCTGTGATTTTGTTGGAAACAATCTGTGTGGTTGAACCAGCACCTGCTTTTCTGCGGAATGCAACATAGTCGATCAATTCGCCTGAATCTTGAGTTGAATCATCCCATTCTGATTCGCCAATGTTGACTTGGACAAACACATCGTTTGTGGTCAAGTTAACACCGCCACCTGTTCTGTCCAACTGTTGTAGTGCTTGTTCTTGTGTCTTGTACACAGGAGCTTCAACAGTTTCAAACTGTCCTGCTGTTGATGAATATTTCTTGAGTGAAATTGACGCACCGCCATTTGGCTCTGACATTTGAATCCAAACAGAACCTGATGGCCTTGGTTTGGAGTCTCCAGATCTAAATCCATGATCTTCTGTGTGTTGGCCAATGAACACTTTTGGAATGTAGTGTCTACCAAGTTCAACACCGACATCAGTAAATGCTGTACCTGTAACTTCTTCAAGGATGATTGAGGACACAACTGCTGTTGTTGACGAGTCATCACCAGTTGCTGTTGGAATTGCATAAATTTCTAATTTGCCATTCACTGCTGATGCTGCCACGCCTACTGCTGATCCTGTGATAGCAGCTGCCATTGTTGTGACAGTTGTACCTAATGATCCAATTGTTTGTCCGTTGATTTTGATTTCATCTGAGTTGGTCACAGTTGGGTTTGTCACAGTACCTGCCACAGTTGGATGTGCAGATGACCATGAAGCATCTTTGGTTGCTGATGAAGCTGAACCAACCTGCACCCATGTGTTTGAACGAGTTTTGTAGTATAATCTATTGAATGGATTTGTTGCCACCACTGCATAGTCACCAATTGCGCCTTTGGTTGCCTTTGGTGCCGAACCTGTGACATCATCTGTGGATGTGATGTAGATTGGTGTCTTCACAGTGAATGCTTGTGTGGATTCATTCCATTCTTTTATGCCCCATGATGAT